AAACTATGACTATGCCCTAAATGAACTGCTAGGTATTCAGCGTGATGACTATGGTCTATGGATAAAAGACGAACTTACTGATGCTGGTAGGGCGCTTTCTGGATATAAAGCCACAGAATACGAGCCTATTAACCGCATTTTGCGCAACGATATTCAAGCCTCTCGCTACATGGAATTGGTCGATAAAAGCGTGCCACTACTAGATAAAATTATTGAAACCGCACCACCTCTACCAACGCCGCTTACCACTTATCGAGGTCTTGTAAGCAAAGATGCATTTAATTTTCTTGTGGATTTAAAGCCTGAAACAATTTTTGAGGATAAAGGCTACAGTTCGACCAGTATCTATAGAGATTTTGCTCACGACTGGGTAGGGGTAGCGGATTCAAGTCTTGCGGAAAGCAAAAAATACCTTATTGAAATCCTTAATCCTGCTGGAACTAAAGGCGTCATGATTGACGGGCTTAAATCCAATTCGGCGTCAATCGAAGCCGAGTGGTTATTGCCTCGCAACACCAAGTTTGAGGTAGTAAGTAACGATACAATTAACCATACACTTAGAGTGAGGGTAATTAATGACTAAAAGTAGATTCGTAGAGACGGATGGCAATCCTTTTGTGATAGTCAGTGAGCCTGACAAGCCACAAAAAGAAGAGCCAAAGTAATGCCGTACCACATTGGGGCAAAAGGCTCGCATGGATGCTCAGGATTCCCAGTCATCAAAGACAGCGATGGCTCAGTTATGGGATGCCACAAAACCAAAGAACACGCAAAGAAACAACTAGCGGCTCTCTATATTCATGAGCCAGAAGCAAGCAAGGAGAAAGCAATGGTTATGGACTTTACGACTGGCTACGCCCAGATTGTTAAGTACGACAAGAATGATGACGGAACACTTACTGTCTACGGTAAGGCTACGGATGACACTCTTGACCTCGACTCTCAAATCTGCGACCCAAAGTGGCTCGATACCGCTATGCCTCGTTGGTTCAAGTCAGGTGGAAATATCCGTGAGATGCATGGTCCGTCTGCGGCTGGTATCGCTAAAGAATATGAAGCAAAAGGCGATGGTCATTACATCAATGTTCTAGTCGTAGACCCTATTGCCGCCAAGAAGGTCGAAACAGGCGTATATCAAGGATTTAGTATTGGAATCAAATCGCCACGCGTCATTCAGGATTCTAAGGCGGCTAATGGGCGTATCATTGACGGACAGATTATCGAGGTAAGTCTTGTAGACCGCCCTGCTAATCCATCAGCCAAGTTAATCCTTGCAAAAGCGGTAGAAGGCGAAACAAGTTTGGTACAAGTCGAAGAAATCTTGGACGAAGTATCAGAAACCGACACCACGAAAGGGTCAAAGATGTACCAATTGAAGCAAATCGAGGCATTGGCAAAGTCTTTGACCGCCGCAGATGCCAAGAAGTTCGACAAAAATCTATTTGATAACGCTCGCCGTGCATTAGCAGAACTAATTGCATCAGAAGCCGCAGAAATGGGCGAAGGACATGATGAGCGCTATTCATTAGCAACGCTTGCAAACGCAGTCAATGCTCTTATGGACTGGTATGAAGGCGAAGAAAACGAAGGAGAAGTAATGGACATTGAGGAAGAAGTCAAGGCTGATACGCCTGACTGCGAAGATGGTAAGTGCGGAAAGTGCATGGCTTGCATGAGCGATAAAGCGCCAAAAGTGCCAGACACAATCGCTGAACTTGATTCCATCCAAGCGCCCGACACAATGGAGCGCAACGATATGGTTAATATCGAAGAAAAGAAATCTGCTGATGCAGATGAAACAACACAGGATTCCGCCGCTGAAGAAGTAGCGGAAACTCCAGCAGAGGAAACTCCTGCGGAGGAAGCATCTACTATCGAAGAGGTAGTAGAGAAAGCCGTTAAGAGTGCTATGAAGTCAGTCGAAGCAGAGATGGTCGCGTTACGAGCCGATAAAGAGGCGGCAGTAACTAAGGCTGTAGAACTTGAAACTGAACTTAGCGACGCACTAAATAAGGCAGTTGCTGGTGGCCCAAAGCGCACCGCAACAAAATTGTCTGACCAATCTCAGAATGATGCACTCGTCAAGGCTGCTATTTTTAAGTCCAAGATGGATGCAACAACCGACCCACTTCTTTACAAGGGTTACTCAGAATTGCGCGACCAAGAATTGCGCAAGGCTGGACTCTTGGAAGATAACTAACACACTTAACGAAAAGGAAAATACCAAATGGCACAAATGCCTAAGGCTAAAGACCTGTTCGGTGATGTTGCACCAGTAGAGGCTGCTAAGTTGCAGGAAAATTACATTTCCGAACTTAACAAGTCATTTGCTAATGCTTCAACCGTTCCGGGTATGGCTCCACAGGCTGACCCAGCATCACAGATTGAGGCGCTTGTAGCAAACAAGTCTCTTTCACCAGATGCAGTTTCAGCACTTAACACAGCACTTGCCGCACAGCGCGGTATCGGTGCTGACCTTGTTAAGGAAATCACAACAACATCTCCACTTTCATCATCTTTCGCAGCCTTCGACCTCGAAGCACCTGCAAAGTTGCTCACACCACGCCCAACACCACTTCGTAACAAGATTGTGCGCAAGAAGGGTGTCGGTATGTCACACCGCATCAAGCGCATCACAGGTTACACAGGTACAGGTACTGGCGGACAGGGAAACATCTGGCCGGGAATTACACAGACCACTCAGAACGACTTTGCTCCGGGTGCAGGTACACCGCTTCTTTACGAGCGTGGACCACAGATTTCTTACACAGCGGATGACCTAGTTCTTCCGTACAACTCATACTCACTATCTGACCAAGTATCTTTCGATGCTAACTTCTCAGGTATGGGTTATCAAGACCTTCGTCAGTTGTCATCTACATCTACTCTCTACGCAACAATGTTGATGGAAGAGCGCATGATGCTTATGGCACGCGGTACAGCATCAGGATACTCAGGCGCACTCGCTGCTCCTACATTTACTCTTGGAGTTGCTACAGCATCAGGTTCACAGGTTGCACTTCCAAACGCAACATATTATGTATACCTCACATCTAACGCTGGTGCTTTCGGACAGTCTGTCCTTTCATCAGTAGTCTCACAGGCAACAACATCACAGGTCATTAAGATTACTGTGACTGGTGTTACTGGTGCACTTGGATACAATGTTTATGTCGGTACAACTACAGGTGCGGCTAACGCTCACTTCTGTGGAACTATCACAGGAACAACTGGATACATTAACGCTGCTGGTGGAGCAACACTTGGAAACAATGTGGCTCTTTCAACAACAGGAACTCTTGCATCAACAGTTACAGCAGATACATCTGCATACGCAACTGGTTATGACGGAATCCTTCCAACAGTATTGAACCCAGCAATTTCAGGCTCAATCAACAATATCAACTCAACTTTCTCAACATCAAATCCAGGTGCTGAATTCCAGCAGGTATTCGGACAACTTTACGATGCTGTTAAGGCTGACCCAGACGAAATCTTGCTTAACGGTCAAGACCGCAAGCAACTTTCTGACACAATCAAGAACGGCTCAACTGCTAACTACCGTCTAAATCTTTCACAGACTGAGACAGGCGATTATGTTGGCGGCGCTGTAATTGGTGCACTTAACAACGAAATCACAGGCAAGATGGTGGACCTTACAGTTCACCCTTGGCTTCCACAGGGCGTTGCTCCAGTTCTTTCCTACACACTTCCAATTCCAGACACTGAGGTTTCAGATGTTTGGGCTAACGTAATGGTGCAGGACTACATGGGCATCCAGTGGCCAGTCAACCAGTTCTCATACGACTTCTCGACCTACTTCCGCGGTACATTTATGTGCTACGCGCCAGCATGGAACGGTGTCGTATCAGGAATCGCATCAGCATAATCTGACGCACGACCTAAGCATGTCGGTAAACTGCTTCATTTCCCTCTCGTCTAAGGGCAAGACTCCGCCCTTTGGAGACGGATATCGTGGTTCGAATCCACGGAGGGAAGCAAGAGAGAAAGGAAGCACATGGCAAAGTTCTATGGACCAAAAGGCATGAGGGAACTCTCGATATCAACCAGCAAGGGTGACCGTGTTCTAAAAGCGGGCAAGGATGGGATGTTTGAAATTAACAACCCAAAGTTGGCTAAAAAACTAAAAGCCGAAGGGCTAGGTCAAGCATCAGCAAGCGGGGTAGCCGTCACAGATGGTTATCCTTGCAAGAAATGCGGCTTTGGTTCCTTCTTTAAAAAATGCTCAAAATGTGGAGAGATAAATGGCTAACGGATACGGCAACACAACACAGTTACTAACGATTCCTTACCTGACTCTTGAAGAATATAAGAACGCACCTACCGCTATTGACCTAGACAATCTTGTCTTTAGTTCGCAAGACCCTGAAGTACAAGACACAGAACTTAGAAATGTTATTGCTCGTGCTTCGTCATGGGCTGATACTTATTGTAACCAAGTTCTAGGCGCTACTTTGGAAACCGAGCAACAGCGTTCGCGTGTTAGTACAGACGGCTCAATTAGATTCCACCCACGCTTTAGCCCAGTCGTGGCACTTACAGATTTTAACTACGGTTATCCAACCAATATGGCGTCTCTGGGTGATTGCTCAATCGCATGGATTGAAGACCAAGAAATCATTATCCCTAACGCTCAACTAGGTACTTGGACTTCACAAGGTCCATTGTCGTTTGGCGCATATAACGGTGGTCCCGGCAACCAGATGTTCTTAAAATATACTTATGTCGCGGGATATACCAACACACTTTTGGCAGTACCAGCAGTTGCAACTGAATCAACTATTGTCGTAAAAGACGGAACTGGCATTACTGCGGGTCAAATGCTTAGCCTCTATGACGGTCTAAATACCGAAAATGTCACCGTAGCGGATACTTATGTCTTTGGTTCTACCACAGTTCCATTGGTACGCCCATTGGTCTTTGACCACTTGGTAGATGTATCCGTCAGCGCGCTTCCACCAGCAATCAAGGAAGCGGTCATTTTAATTACCACTGCTTTTCTAAAAGTCCGTGGCGATTCATCCATGACTATGGGAATCGTGACCAGCGCAAATCAGACTATCCAATCGGGCGGAACCCGTTATGCGGATGAACTTACATTAGCCGCTACGCTCCTGAACTCTTACGCGAGAATCCGCTAATGGCAAATACCAAACCGCAAGTTGGTCGCACACAAGTACGCTCGACTTTGGCTACTTTTATTCAGCCGCCAGCAGTCGAAGGTATCAACCAAGTTTTTACTTCGTTTCCTAAGCGTATTGACTTCCAAAAGAATGCTTTGGCGGGCGAGCGCAATCGTTGTGCCGCGGTAATCTTTATTGAATCAGAAACCGAAACTCGTATTGCGGTGGGTGGAGCGTTTAACGGCTGGAAGCGAGTAGACTTTACTATCGTTATTCAGTTATTCCATCATTCATTGGAGCGCGATTCAGAGGATGCTATGGCTAACTTTGACATAGTGGTAGATAACCTTAAAGAAAAACTACGCTCAGACCACAATTTTGGTGACCCATCAGGCACATTAGTTTGGCAAGGCGCCGAACCTACTATTGATGCCGTCTATGGTGAGCCAATTTCTCAGAACGGCACTTCCACCGAGACTTGGGCTTCGCTGAGATTCGTTGTCACACAGATGATTCAGGCATAAGGAGAAAAAATGGCTACCTTCAAATACACGGGAGAAGCGGAACGCACCTTCCCGAGTCTTGGCATCACAGTCCAGCCCGGAGAAGATTTTGACGCCCCAACAGACTTTGATTCGACAGATGTAATTCTAGTAAAAACAGTAAAGGCAACCGCCGTAACTAAGGAGACAGCAGAATGACAGTACAAAATACCGCCCGGAGTTACTTAGGCATTGCCAAAGAAGTAACTAAAGGTACCCCAGTAGCACCTACCGACTTCATCCCAGTCATGGCTAACAAGTTAAAGCCAATGGATGTTATCGGCGAACTTTATGACGAAGGACTCCGCGGTTCGCTAGTCAAGGAATATAACTATATTCAAGGGCGTAGCAATTCAACTTATGACTTTGGCGGTTCCGTCTTTGCAGATACTTTTGGCTATGTCCTAGCAGGCGTACTTGGAGATGTAACCACAACTGGTTCATCCGCTCCATATACCCACACAATTAGCCTTAAGAACGCCACATCAACTGCTGCAGATGCTCAGCCTGTGGCTTATACCCTGACAGACTTTTACGCTGCGAATGTCCGCGCATACCCAGGAATCCAGTTCCACGATATGAGCCTTAAGTTCACAGCAGACGGACTACTTGAATATGACGCTAAGGGAACTGGCTATCTATCATCAGCCGCTTCGACTCCTACGCCATCATTTTCAAGCGTGCTTCCAACTCCAGTATGGCAAGCAACAGTATCCGTTGGTGGAACTACAGTCTCAAATGCCGTTGACGGAAACCTTGACTTAAAGCGTGATGTCACTCCTATCTGGGGTTTGGCAAATACTCGCAACCCTTACCAAGTATTCTTGGGTTCATTGGAAACTAAAGGCAAGATTAAGTTCGTCATGGAAAACGACACACAGTTGACTAACTATCTTACAAATACTCAGCCAGCA